CGAGCCAGATCGAAACCTGGCCGATTGCCCGGCTGCGCCCCTATGCCCGCAATGCCAAGATGCATGGCGATGACCAGGTGGCCAAGATCGCCGCCAGCATGGCCAAATTCGGCTGGACCGTGCCCTGCATGGTGGCCGACGATGGCGAGCTGATCGCGGGCCACGGCCGTGTGCTGGCCGCGACGCTGCTTGGTCTGACCGAAGTGCCGGTGATTCGGCTGAGCCACCTCGACGAGGCCGAACGCCGCGCCTACCGCATCGCCGACAACAAGCTGACGGAACTGGGCGAATGGGACGAGGCGCTGCTGCGCGACGAGATTGCGGGGCTGCTGGCCGAGGATTTCGACCTGACCCTGCTCGGGATCAGCGATGATGATCTGGACGCGCTGCTCCGGGATCCCGAGGCGCTGGGCGGAGATGGCCCGGTCGAGGGCGAGGACGACGTTCCGGAACTTCCGGTCACCCCGGTGTCGGTGCCCGGCGACCTCTGGCAGCTGGGCGCCCACCGCTTGATCTGCGGCGACAGCACCGCGGCCGACGTGGTCGGGCGGCTGCTCGGCGATGTGCGCCCGCTCCTGATGGTGACCGACCCGCCCTATGGCGTGGAATACGATCCCTCCTGGCGCAACGCCGCAGGCGCGGCCAAGACGAAACGCACTGGCAAGGTGCTGAACGACGACCGTGCCGACTGGCGCGAAGCATGGACGCTGTTCCCGGGCGACGTGGCCTATGTCTGGCACGGCGCGCTGCACGCAGCGACGGTGGCCGAGAGCTTGACCGCTGCGGGTTTCGCGATCCGGTCGCAGATCATCTGGGCCAAGGATCGGCTGGTGCTCAGCCGCGGCGATTACCACTGGCAGCATGAACCTTGCTGGTATGCGGTGCGCGCCAAGGGCAAGGGCCACTGGGCCGGGGACCGCAAGCAGACGACGTTGTGGCAGATCGCCAACCGGGATCAGGACGCCGACACCGTGCACGGCACGCAGAAGCCGGTCGAATGCATGCGGCGGCCGATCCTGAACAATTCCAGCCCCGGCCAGGCGGTCTATGAACCCTTCATGGGTTCCGGCACTACGCTGATCGCGGCCGAGACGACGGAGCGGGTCTGCTTCGGCGTTGAACTGAACCCCGCCTATGTCGACGTCGCCATCGAGCGCTGGCAGTCCTTCACGGGTCAGGAAGCGGTGCTGGCGGACACCGGCGAGAGTTTCGCGGCCCTGAAGGCCAAGCGGATCGCAGCATGAACGCGCCCCTCCTGCCCGGCCGGATCGAGCACTGGCCGCTGGCCCGTCTCCGCCCCTATGCCCGCAACGCCAAGACCCACGATGTCGACCAGGTGGCCAAGATCGCCGCCAGCATGGCCGAGTTCGGCTGGACCGCCCCCTGCCTCGTCGCGGCCGACGGCGAGCTGATCGCAGGCCATGGCCGCATCCTGGCCGCAGCCCAACTGGGTCTGGCCGAGGCCCCGGTGATCGTGATGGGCCATCTGACCGAGGCGCAGCGCCGGGCCTACCGGATCGCCGACAACAAGCTGACCGAAATGGGCGGGTGGGACGAGGCGCTGCTGCTCGAGGAACTGCGCGGGCTGATGGCCGAGGACTTCGACCTCGGACTGATCGGCATCCCCGAGGACGAGCTGGACGCGCTGCTGCACGATGCCGACGACCGCGCGTCCATCGACGATGGCACCGCCGACACCATCCCCGAGGCCCCGGCCGAGCCGGTCACAAAACCCGGCGGCATCTGGGCGCTGGGCGATCACCGGCTGATCTGCGGCGATGCCACCGACCCGGCCGTGGTGGCGCGACTGATGGACGGGGCGCAGGCCTCGCTGATGTTCACCTCCCCGCCCTACGCCCAGCAGCGCGACTATGGCGCGGCGAAGGAAAAGGTCCATGATTGGGATGCTCTGATGCAGGGCGTCTTCGCCGCGGCACCCGTCACCGCCGATGCCCAGCTGCTGGTGAATCTCGGCCTCGTCCATCGCGACGGGGAGTGGATCCCGTATTGGGAGGGCTGGGTCGACTGGATGCGCTCGCAGGGCTGGCGGCGCTTTGGCTGGTATGTCTGGGACCAGGGGCCCGGCCTGCCTGGCGACTGGAACGGGCGCCTGGCGCCGTCGCACGAGTTTATCTTCCACTTCAACCGCCAGCCCCGGAAGCCGAACAAGACGGTGGAGAGCAAGCACGCGGGCGAAACCCTCGGCGGCGGCGGCCTGCGCGGGGCTGACGGCACGGTCCATCGCAAGACAGGCTATGGCAACGCCATCCAGAGCCACCGTATCCCCGACAGCGTCTTCCGCATCATGCGCCACAAGGGCGGGCTGGGCGCCGCTGGATCGCACCCGGCCGTGTTCCCGGTGGCGCTTGTCGAGGCTGTGCTGGAGGCCTTCACTGATCCCGGCGACCTGGTGTTCGAGCCCTACTGCGGCTCTGGCACCCAGCTGATCGCTGCAGAACGCACCGGACGACGCTGCTGCGCGGTAGAACTGGACCCGGTCTATTGCGATGTGGCCGTGCGACGGTGGGAAATGGCGACGGGGCGGACAGCAAGCCAGATCACGGACCAGGAAGAAGCCGGGAAACCGGCGCGCCGGTCTAGGAAGCGCGCATGACCCAGTCGCGCCGCATGTCCCTGATCGAGGCCGCAACCAACGTGATCGTCGGCTATGCCCTCGCGGTCGGAATGCAGATCGTAGTGTTTCCGGTCTTCGGCATCCACATCGCGCTGGGCGATCAGCTGGCCATCGGCCTCGCGTTTACCGGCGTATCGCTGGTGCGCGGCTATGTCTTGCGCAGGTTGTTCGAACACTTCCGTGGATTATGACTCTATCTCTGACTGTTGGAGCGCAAGCATCTTGCAACCTGATAGATTACGCGCGAAGCAGATGGCCAAATAGTATGGAGGAGTTCAACCTTGGTGAATCAATCAGAAGTCATTGTTGGCGCTTGCTTTGTGACGAAGACGCTGCAGATGCGTGAAGTCGTTGGCATCTCAGACGGCAAAGTGACCTACGCTTCCTGGAGCGCAAAACAGGAACGGCCTAAGAACGCCAACAGAGTGACCGTTGGAATCGAAAAGTTCTGCGAGGACGTTGATCGCTCAGTTCCTCCGAGCTTTCGTTCTGGTTTCGGGGAATAAGGGATTCAACGGCGTCGCCTCAAACAAGTCTGTAGACCGTCCCCCTGCTATCGTCCTTCTCAGCATTGATGGGGAGGCCCAGCTTCTTCTTAAGTGCCCCCGAGATCGAGCCGCGAACCGTATGGGCCAGCCATCCGGTGGCTTCGACCATCTCGGCGACCGTCGCCCCCTCGGGGCGCTGGAGCATGGCGATGATCTGCGCCTGCTTGGTTCCAGCGCGGATGGCGACCGGTTTCGCGGTGCCGGTGTCGTCGGGCGTTTGTGCCGGTTCCGACTTCGGCCTCGCCTTCCGCGCGCTGGCAACGGCGCTGGCCACCACCGGCTCGATCCCGATGGCTTCCAGCCCGGCCTCGGTGGCGATCAGCGTGGTGCCATGGCCGTCGCCGGTCTCGCGCCACATCGGCTCGCCGCGGCGCAGGTTGGCCTCGACCTCCTCGAGCCAGCCACGGGCGATCATCTTGCCGACCACCATCTTGGCGGCGGCGCCGACCAGCCCCTCGGGCAGTGGCAGCGCAAGGTTGCCGGGCCGCGTCGCGGCGCGGGACAGGATCAGGGATTGGGTGTCGGACGGGGTGGTCATCGGGGCCTCCAGGCGCTTGGGCGCGCAGTGTGCGCGCCTTCTACGGAGGCAAGCCCCGTCGTGGGACGGGGCGGCCGTCGCGCGACGTGGGCGCGTCAGGCGGCGTGTTCGCCTTCCTTGAAGGCGCTGTCGGTGATCTGGCGCAGCAGGCCCGCATAGTGCTTCAGCGTCCCGACATGCCCCCAATGGATCTCGTCGGGGTGGGTCTCGAAGTGGTCGTCGCTCAGGGCCTTCAGGCGCTCCAGCATGGTGTTGATCTCGGCCTTGGCGGCGACGAAAGCGTCGAGGGCTTTGTCGTTCGGCTGGGCGGCGCGGCGGGTCATGGCGGGGCTCCTCGAGTGAGTTGCATCGTTTCCTTGTGATCAGAGTCGCTCTGTCGCGCCCTCTAATCAACTTAATACCAAGCGATATCATTGGCTTGATCGGATTATCTGCACCATGAAAGGCATGAGCGAACGCGAGTACGCGGCGCATTCCGGCCTGTCCCGAGGCGGAGTGCAGAAGGCGCGCAAGAACGGGCGGCTGGTGGTCCATGACGACGGGTCCATCAACGCCGCGGCCTCGGACGTGCGGCGGGCAGAGATGACGGACCCCGACCAGCAGCGGCGCAGCTTGGGTGGCGAAACCCTAGCCAGCGGTGCGGGTGAGACCTCGTCCTACATCAAGGCCCGGACGCTGCTGACGGTCTATGCCGCGCAGGACAAGCAGATCGCGGTCCAGAAGAAAAAGGGCACGTTGGTCGACCGCGCGCGGGCAGAGACCCTCGTATTCCGCCTGGCGCGGCAGGAACGGGATGTCTGGGTGACCTGGCCCGGACGAGTGGCCGCGCTGATGGCGGCGCAGATCATGGCGGAGGTGGAACGGCAATCCGGGGCATCGGTGACGATCGAGACCGCGATCATGCAGAGGGTGCTGGAAGCCCATGTCCGCGAACAGCTCGACGCCC